TTCTCCATCTTCTTTAATGTATAATACTTCGTCAATTTGTTTATTAAAAATATTCCATAATTTATAAGTTAAGTTTACGTCTTGCTTTGCATACTCTTTTACAATCGATGCAGGTAACTTGTGCATGTTGGTCATTGGATCTTTTACTGTGCCACCAGACCACTCTAAAGTTTTTTGTTGTAAATCGTATTTGTATTTCTCTTCATTAAGATAATCTTTTGATAGTGAGTCTAGTGAATACTTAAATCTATTCTCATCAATAACAGATGCAGCTATCATCGTATCTACAATACGACCTTTCATCTTCATACCTGTCACAGCTCTAATCCAACACACATCATACATCGCATTGTGAAATACTTTTGTAATGTTTTCGTTTTGAAATATCTTTTCGTTAAGAGCGTCCCATATTTTTTCATCTCTTTTATAATCTATAAATATATCTGAATGACGTAGAGGAAAATATGCTGTTTCTTTTCCTGTTGCGACTGCAATACCACATATAAAACCATCATTACGTATAGCACCTAGACCTTTTGTTTTAAGATTTGGATCGTATGTTTCTATATCGACGGCAACTGTATCTACATCTTTTAAGTCTAGATCAATTGGATGTTTACACATTATAGTCTCTCTCTAATATCATTTCTAAATAGTGTATCGCTTTCTTGATGTCTTCTTCTTTCCCCTTCGAAGAGTGTCTGCATATATATTTAATAGCATTTCCTTCTGCAAAAAGCAATTTATTCTCATTTATAAACTCTGCAGGTTGAATCTTAAATTTTTTATAGTGATTCCCGCCGTGCTGTTTGTCTAATGATGTGTATCCTGTTCCTTTAAATATACTACTGTCTGTCATCGTTCTCCTAGCCTCCTTCTATATTTATCTTGAGTTGATATGGTCCAACAATCGTATTTACCACGACTATAAGCAACATACTTTAATCTTAATTGTGTAAAGTAATCTTCTTTTCTAAATCTAGATTCATCGACTATAACATTATCAAATGTTAAACCTTTTACTGTGTGTATGTTTGCATATTGAACTCTTACATCTCCTTCTAAATCAAAACCTTTTTGTAATATTTTTTTAATATATAATAATCTTTTTTCGTAATCTTCTTTCTTACCTCTTTGTATTCTTATTAAACAAAAATCTCTTTCTTGCGACGCTGTTTCTTTTAAAAATTTTTTACTTATCAAATGATCTATTGTGTATTCTCTGTCTACCCAATCTTCAAAAGTTTCTTCACCCTTACCTCGTACAATAACTTTACTACCTATGTATTGCCAAAAATCTTTTATTTGTTTAAGTGGCATAGGTCTACCTTTACAAAAGTCTGGCCATAATTTATGACATCTTAATTCTTTTTTTGGTACGTGGGCCGTGTTTCCTACATGTGAAAACTCTATACCATTGTCTTTTAAAAATTTTTTAACCCATGAATCAGATGGCGTTTGTCTGTAAGTAAATAAAAAAGTTTCTTTAGTGTTTCTTATTTTATCCAGTAAGACCTCCATAGCACTACACCTATTCTCTAAATTAGGTAAACGATAATGATCGCCAACAAAATCTGTAGATTTCCATATCCTGTCATACCCATAATAATCCCAAACAGGTTTTATAATTCTTTTACACAAAGCATTAATAGTTTTTCCGCATCTATAACCTTGTTCTAATTGTTCTGCATTTCTTGATAGCTTATGATAATAATCTGCATCTGCCCCTGCAAATTCAAATATAGTTTGATCTGCGTCTCCTACCATATAATATTCTTTTGCTTTAGTTGACATTTTTTCTAATGCTTTTCTTTGTGGTACGTTACTATCTTGTGCCTCATCAACTATCAAAGCATCTAAATCTGGTTCTACAGCTTTATCTATGAAGTCTCTTATCATATCATCATAATCACAGACATGATTATCATGTTTATATTTTTTATAGTGAACTAACATTTCTTCTATTGAGTTTAAACTGTAGGGTTTGTAAGAACTTTTATCACACTCTTTCCAATACTCTTTTAAAGTTTTACCGGTACCAAAAGCATCTGACAAATATTTATAAAACATGTGTTTATCATTATCAAAATCAGATTCTTTAATCTGTTGTAGTTTAAACAAAGATTCTATCATGCACATATTCTTATGATCTTGATAACCAAACTTTTCTTTTCGACCTACTAATTTACTTTTACAGTATCTGTGTATTGTACATATTCTGTATTTAAAAGTTTTCTTAGTTAATCCTTTTTCTTTTACTTCTGGTAATTTTAATATCTCATCTCTTATTTCATCAGCTGCAACGTTAGTGTGAGATAATATTATTATCCTGTCATATGTATATTGTTTTAACAACTCTATATATTTTTGAGTTATAAAAGTAGAAGTCTTTCCTGTACCCGGTGGTCCTGATATAAATTTAGGCTCTATCATCTGTTATCTCTTCGTAATTACCTTCTATGATTAAATCTTCTACTTCAAGTTTTTGATTATAAATACGCCATGACACACAAGATTTGTTATCAAACTTACCATGATTCTTTTTTGCTTTTAAAATATTTTGACATTTAATAACTAAATCTACTCTAGATAAATTTATTTTTTGTCTATGTAAATAATCTTCGAACTTATCTAAATTAAATTCTAAAATGTTATTGTTTTGATTATAATAAGGTAAACCAAAGTGTGCTAATTCTTTTTTATTTGTATATGCTTTTTGTTCTGAAATATAATTTTTAAAATATTTTACAAATCTTAAATCTTCTTCTGCCTCTTCAACATATTGATCTGATTTTTCTCTTGCTTCATACTTTCTACGCATAATTTCTTCAAAGTCTGCCGCTTTCATTTCTGGTATCCATACAGATGCTTTACTAATTACAGCATCATAAAATAATTTTTTGTTTCTAAGTGTAGGACCATCTACTGTAATTGTTTTTTCTACAGCTTCCCCTTGTACTACAGCGTTTATCTTTACAAAATATCTGTCACTACCGTATTCTATAATTTGACCAATTGATTGTTTTGCTTCTTCACTTGTTGCTTCTTGTACACCTATCCAACTAAATAATGTTGCTATTGTTTTTGTAGAGCACCCAATAATTTCTGCAAGTTTTGGCATACCAAATTTTCTAGTTGCTTTTTTGTGTGATGTACCCTTACTTTTTCTTTTAAAACTTTCTTCATCTTTAGCTGCAACAGCAATCTTATAAATGTAATCGTCTATATCTTCTACATTCCATTCTGTATGTTTAAGTAATACTCCTGCAATAGCTGTGCAGTAATCATCCCTTTGTCCCGTTCCTGCATAAGTAATACACAAAGCTGCAGATAAAGCTATCTTACCTAAATCAACTTTTATGTTACCTGGGTATTCATCTATACCTTCATACTTAACCCATTTTACAATTTCATTTGTAGTATGATATTTTGTTTCTGGAACTAATGTATATTTATTTGCACCATGTCTTATTTCACAAAGTGTTGCACCATGTGGATAATTTTTATAAAAATTTTCTAATTCTTTCGGTAATGCAAATTTTTTATAATCTGATGTACCAGACCAAAGATAGTGACTTGATGGATTATTTTTTCTACCAAATATTGCACCACAAGATTTTATGTGGTCACTTGTAAATCTTTTAACAACATCGTTATCAATATCAAAATCTATATATTGATCGAGTCTAAGTCCTATTTGTTTTGTTAAGTGTTCTATTTTCCATTCTTCTTTCGTAATCTTAAAATCCGGGTCGGACCATTTCTCGACCACACTCTGCTTTGTATCGCAGGGTATGATCACCCGTCCCAGATCTATCCAATCCTCATACGTTATAGGAGCTTTATTTATCTTATCATTCATAAATTAAAAGTGGGCGTATCCACTCTCGCTTAGACGCCCACTACCTAGGATATTATAAATTTAAAGATTTTTTAGGTTGTTCCTGGGCTTCAGGTTTAGCTTCAACTTCACCTTTACCAACAGACTCTGCAAAAGATTTTGCCATGTCATACACAACTTTATCTGTTACAGGACCAACTTTAGATACATCCCAACCAAACCATGTTCCTTTGTCATTAGACATCTGAACAGTAGATAGTTTATAAATGTGGCTATAAGTTGGCGGAGTAAATAAACCATTTTTACCCTGCATTTTTAAACCCATCATCATTGAGTTCCATTTTCTACTAACTTTAAGTTGAGTAGACTTCATAGAAATCAAAGCTGATTCTGGATTATCTCCAAGAGTCAATACAAAATGACTAGCAGTATTATCAAGATAGTTACCGTTTGGTAATCTATCCTTATAATCTTTACCTCTAGTCGTTTGGCTTACAATATCACTATCTGCATCGTGAA